CGGTAACTAAAGACTCTTTAACCATTTTTTTCAGTTTATCTGAATATCCTGATGATTTATAAGCTCCAGATACTTCTTCAATTTCTTTTTCTTGGTATCCTAATCCTTTAACTCCAAATGCAGCATTTTTCATATAATACTGTCCGTCTTTCTCTAAGTTTTTAGATACCATTTTACGGATTTCTTCTAAATCTTTATCTGGGTTTTGTTTTGCTTCAAAATAAATACCATTAAGTACTTCTTGACCAATTTGATTGTCTAGATTTGATTTATCTTTAGTGTCAAACCCATGAGCATTAACCTCATCTACTTCTTTTGTGGTTGTTTTTTCTATGGCTTTAGCTTCTTCAGCTAAAAATTTAGCAAATTTAACTTCATATGATGCTTTGGGAGTTGCTTCCATATTAGAGATAGGTTGTAAGTCTATATAATTTTCACTAATCACCCCTCGATTTTTTAATATCAAAGATACTTCATCAAACCCCATCGGATTAGTTATCATATGTGAAAATTGTTTTTTTGCTTCATTAAGGAAAATATACTTTGATCCTTTTCCTTCTTTAATTAAATTGTACTGTCCCTGTAAGGTCATATTATTCTCTGTTTAGTAGTATGTTTATGTCTTTTATATAATCTTCGATTAAGTCTGTTCCTATTACTACATCGTAGCTGTTAGGATTTTCTCTATAATATTTAATAGTTTCAATTTTACCTAGACGTAATAATTTTTTTATATCTTCTAGTTTAGATTCTAAATTATCAAAAGCCATGATTCGTTTTTCATGGAATTTGTTTGTTTTATTTTCTTCTTGTTCTATTAATTTATAATTATACATATTAAAAATTTTTCACTTCCAAACCACTACCTTTTTGAACATAATTTCCATTTTTATCCTTAGGTACTAATTTATATTTAAATTTTTTAATATAATAATTGTCTTTTACCCCTTCACCAGTAGCCTTAGGACCAGGACCTAATGTAGCTCCTATACCTTCAGGAAGTTTATTTTTATTTTTTGGTTTTTTAAAAGCATATTTAGTTAAATACCCCCCAGCAGCTCCTGAAGTAGAAATTTCATCTAGTTCATTTTCATTCATTTTGGATTGCTTGTATTCTTCAGGGTATTTATTTCTAATATGGGTTCTGTAAGTATTGAATAAATTAGTAATTTTTTGAGATATATCATCGATTACTTCATCTTGAGTTTCACGGGATAACTGTGTAATAAATTTACGTAATTCTTGAAATTCTTTAAATGTTGAATATATAGCAGGAACACTTTCAACTTCCCAAGAAACAGAACCAGTTTCAGGATTAATATTTCCAACGGTATATTTAGTACCATTTTTAATCCTAACATCTCCTACTTTAAATTTTCCTCCTTTACTTACTTGAGAAGGATCTATTTCTTGTTCTTTAAGTTTATATTGAAACGCCATTTGCTATTTTTATTTCTTTTACTAGTTCATAGTATTGTAATAAATCAACCAGATTATTATTACTAATCTTAGAGGTTTTGTCTAATTCCACTAGATATTTAATAACTTCTGTTATTTTTATTTGGATGGGTTTTGATTTTACTTTTTTAGCTTCCTCATTTAGAGTGGACTTTAGGGATTGTATTTTAGAATTGTAAAAATTTCTTAATCCTGGGGTTGAATCTACTGAGTTGATAAATTCTTTTAAGACTTGTTTTTGGTCTGAAGATAAATTATCATATTTGGTGTTAAATTTTTCCAATAACATTTTGTAGGTAAGAATTCTTAGATCTTTATCGTAAGTTTGGAATTCTTTAAGAACATCTTCTTTAACCTCTTTCTCATTTATTTCTTGTTTAGTTAAATGTTCTAATAAAGTAATCTTATTATCTATTAACTGTTGAGAGTTGTTCATTTCTTTAGAATTATATCCCTCTATAAGTGTATATAATGAAGCTAATTCTTTATAATTTTTAATTTTAGAACCAAAGAAAACATCTAAGTTATAGTGAGTCTTGATTTCATTAATTAAATTATACTTTTGTTTTTTTAGGACAGTACGGTTAAGTTTTTTAGATGATTCTAAAATAGTAGAAATTACCATATTTGCTCTCCCTTCATTTAAAACATTAGATTTAAGAATGGATTCATATAATTTATATTCAAGACCTAATGGAGACTTTACGAAGTATTTTTTTAGTATATCGATAGCAGGAGAGTCTCCACCCTTTAGGGTATCTGCTGTTATCTGACGTACCAACAGTTCGAATAATATACCCGTGTTCTTAAATTTGGAGTGTTTTATCTTCATCAAAAAATATATTTATTTATAAATATGTAAAAATTATTATTCCTTTAATTGGTTTTCATCTAAAAGAGTACTATTGTCTCTATCCTGTTCAAATACTAACTGTTTTTGGTTAAGTTTCTTAAACATGTCCACATTTTTTAAATAAGTAATTTGAGCTCCCTCGAGAGTTAAACCGGATTTATTTGTATCCGTTCTACTATCTCTTGAATCATTTTTATCTGTGTCTTTCATACGTTTTTTACCTAATGGATCTTTACCAAAATTGCTATCTTGTTTTCCATAATTGGATATACCATTTTTAGGGCGACCCAATTTGGCTTCTTCATCATATCCATCAGGTAAATTACTTGGATCAGAATCCATTCTACCTTTACCATACAAAGAAGCTAAATCGTGAGGAGTACCATATGATTTACCAGTTTCAACTGGGTCATTTCCTTCCTCTTCTATTTGTTTTAATCTAAATTTACGTTTTGCGTCTTCTCTAGATAAATCTCTGTATTGATCATATTGATCTTCTGATAGGTGGAAGATATTATCATATATCCAATCCGAGGGTAATAAACTATTTTCTAATAAGGATGTGGCTAATTCTGTTTTAGACTTCATCAATTCAATTTTCTCCTGTTCAAATATTATTGAAGGAGTTTGCATTGATATTTCAAAATTAGTTAATGCTTCATCTCTATAACCTTGAGCGTATAAATGAACTAAGGCTATTTTGTTTAGTTCGGATACTAATATTCTTTGTAATCTTTCAATAGTACGAGCAAAACGAATATCTTCGGCGGCTAATGTAGCTTTACCTTCAATATTTTCATCATATCCTAAAAATGCTTTAGGTACTTTAAGAGCAGCAAATAATTTATCTCTTAGATATTCTACATCTTTTATACCATCATATTCTAAACCTTTTGTAGTTTCAATTTTGGTTGTTGTATCATTTCCACGAATAGGGATATAATAATCCTCCATCATGTTTTGCATGTTATATTTTAAATTATATTCTCCTGTTTTATCATTAACGTGAGGAGTACGTTTAAGATTAGTCATGGTTTTTTCCATAAATGCATCTATCTCGTTAGGTGGTATACCTCCAACATTCATGTAGAAAATACGTTTTTCAGGAGCACGAGTGATTCTGTGGATTAACATAGCATCTTCCATTAAAGAATATTGCTTATATAATTTTCTAGCTGGTTCTATATATGAACGTCCATAAGGGAGGTAATTAGTATCACCAATTAACCTAAAATGGGCCATTTCGTAATTATCAAAGAATATAGTATTAGTATCTTTGTAATCACTAACCCCCGGAACTTTATACATTCCTGAGTTGGAATTGGATATTCCCTCAGGTGCATATCTATAACGGATTTCAGATGGGTTTTCACGGTTAAATCCCTCTTGTCGTTCAATGTTATATGCTGTGTATGGTATTACATTATACACTCCAAATTTTTCTGATATTTCTAGTTTAAGGAAAAAATCTCCATATTTGGACATCTGTCTAACCCAAGACCATAAATTAAATTCAATATTTAAAACATCATAAAATAGATTATAAAGGATTTTTTGGATATTTTCGTTTGAAGAACGAATAGATAATACCTCCCCCATATCATTTTTTAACGTAGACTCATCAGCTATAATATCTAATGCAGAGGCAATAATAGCATCTTGATCCATAGCATCATATTCAGAATATAGTTGTGGTCTTAAATATTGATAATTTTGATTAAATTGTACCCCATGTAAAGAAGTAGGACTAGTAGAGTATATTCTGTTATATCTATCAATTAAAGAATTTGTTTCTAGTTTACCATTAGTCTGAATGGTATTAGTGTCCATTACTTGGATTTGATTTCCTCCTACATTTCTAATGATTACATCAGTTGAGAATAGTCTTTTTAATCTAGGAAATAAGCCT